AATAATCGTACTGAGGGGTCTTCAACATTTACTACAGACTCCACTGGATCGACATAGCAAGATGTGCCTGCGGGATCAGCAGGACCTGAGACCCCTTCTTCATTCTCGGCAAGTGTCAGGACACGGCCAAGGGCCCATTGATTGGCTACCTTATACTCTACATAGTAGGGTCTGAGGGCCATGTCGGTGATCTGAGCGGCAGTGAAGGTAAAATCATTCAGCGTGGATTCAAGACGAACGACCTCCTTCGAGGGGTCGATCCGCATAACCACGTCCGAGGTGTCAATCTTCTCGAAAGGGTGTGAGGTGTAGCTTATTTCACTGAACGTCCACGGGGTAAGACCTGCTGAACCAGATGATCCCGCAAAAAGTTCGACGCCGTTGATATCAAGGAGACGATACTTATCGGGCGGCGTGTCTGTCTCAGTAGAATACAGCGCCACTGAGTCAAAGACCGTGTTAGCAGACAGCTCAAATGGGGGATGATTCGTGTGTGTGAACACCATCTTCTCCGACTCGCGGGAATAGCGGACATCAGGAATCTCTGAATCAAGGTAGGGTATGACCACGCCATCCACCCCGTCCTCACGGATATAGAGCAGGACACCATCAGTGCTGTATACATGGAGAACCCCTTCAGAGAGACGAAGGAGGAATCGGTTCTCGTTATTGATCGAGAAGGATATCAACTTCACATTACCTTCCACAGAGTCCTCGATCCACTCAAAGCCCTCGCGATACTTCGCAGGACCTTGGATGGAGGGGATGAAGTTCTCCATGCGCTGTAGCCCTTTGTTGAACTTATCAACATCGAGGCGTCCGCGCATATAAGGGCCCATAAGGCCCCCTGTAAAATCTGTGGTTATCGGATTATATGATGCCATTACCTTGATGAGCTTCTATGAATTGTGACTGGGCGTCGCTCATGTAGGTCTGTGGCGGTCCCTGCCTTGAAAATTGTGACTTGGCGTCTTTCAGCTCTTGGCGATACAGGCGGTCCATCTTGTCGCGGGTATCTACCCCTGCGGACAATGGGACAGAGATGCGCGAGGCGAGATAGTACTCAAGGACCCGTGTAAGAACCTCGGGCCATACCGTGACGTCCGCTGTGTCCACATCAGTGTAGCGGAAATATGTGTTCTCGACGTTCGTGTACACGTAGCCGTTCGAGAGTTCAAAATCAGTGAGAATGGAACCATCCTCTGTTTCGTAGCGCCATGTTCCATTGCGCTTACTGGTGAATCGGAACCCGTAGCGGGAATCCCCAGTGAAAGTGACGTCAGCTACTTGGAGCTCACGTTTACGTGCGACGGGCCAATCCCATTTCGCAGCGATGTATAAAATGGCGCGAGCGAGCGCAGGCTTAACCACCTTTGCCTCAGCCGACGATTCGTCGAGGTCAGTGATTGTCTCATGCCCGCCAACTTCAGCGATGGCGGCGTTTGCGATCTCAAGCTCTGTTGCCATAAAAAGGGTGAGGACCCGCCCATGCCAAGACGGGCCCTCGGTTTTTGTTAGGTGTTAACCACGTACAGGATGAATCCTGTAAGAGTGTCGGCAGCTGCAAGTGCCCCTACCGAAGTAGTGATAATCACAGTCTGGATGCCTTCGCCAACTTCAACGCCACGTTCGCCAGCTGCGGAGAGCGCTGCCACTGCTGTAGCAGCGAGCAAGGCGTCCGAGTTGTCGTCGGTAGGTGCCGATTTGGTAGCGTAGCCGATTTCGACCTCTGCGGAGTTGCTTAGGCTCGCTGAACTGAGAACAGTCTCAACAACCACAGCACCCGAAGGGAGCTCAACAGCTTCGATAACGGAGGCGATACTCACAACACCAGTGGCGGTGTAAGCAAAGCGCTTGATGCGCACGCGAGCACCATCGTCGATGGGGCTCAGCGGATTATGTCCCTGACCACGCACTTGTGCGAGTTCGGTAGAGACTTCGGAGTAAACGATACTAGCCATAATATTTTATAGTATTGGGTTAATGTTGACTTACGCCTCTGTGCAGCGGATCTCACCAGCAACTTCACCCCACATGCGGGAAGAGCCGATAGTCTGCTTGTAGTAGATGTAAGGAGCTTTCTTCTTACCAGACAGGCGCCAGATGTCGCCAACCAGCTCTTGGCCGATTGTGAGCTTCTGTGCTGATGGCAAGGAGACGCGGATACGGCGCTCATCACCTACGATAGGGATGCGTTCGCTCATGCGGAAGTTGTATCCGAGGATACTGGTAGGATTACCATCAGCGAGACTCTTCTTAATAGAGAGGTCGAAGTTGATGATCTCGTCGAAGGCGAGGAGCTCCTCCCACTGGTGGGAAGTCATCACACAGTCGAGCTTGGTGTTCTCGTCGATTGCCTCAAGACGGAGCATTGTAGTGCGAAGCGCCTTGAGCTTGTCGATTGTGAGACCAAGTCCTGTTGCAGCTTCACCGAGAGTGAAGTTGGAACCAACAGACACGCCTTCATACTGACCCGACTTGAGCGTATAGCGCCCGCCTGTAGCTGTGATCTTGTTCGAGGAGCCGTTGCTGACTTCACCGACGGTGATCGTAGAACTGTCGAGGTCTGTAGGAGCCACGCAGTAGTTGATGACAGTGTCACCAGACTTGCCTGTGTACGCGGGAGCGTAGTAGCCTTCGTTGATGATGTCGTCACGTTTACGCTTACCTGACGCGAGCATCTTCATGGAGTAAGGATTCTTCGGGTCAGTGATGACACGCATGAGATCCTTCTCATCCACGATCTTACCGATGTCGTAAGACTTCAGTCCGATACGACGTCTGTCGTGTGGGATTTCGGATACAGGGTTATCGGAGTAACGAGTGTTATCCTCCTGCATTTCTTCCGCCTCGCCAATGCGATCCCAATACTGGTATTCACTGGCTTGCGATTCATGTTCGACCAACGGGTCGAGTTTGGACTCGGTTTGTTCAAAACCGAGCTGGAAACCTTCGCGAAACTGATTCACAAAACTGGTTTCGATGGATTCTGGAGTTCCTGGGTTCATAATATGTATAAATAGAAGTTGTTGCTCGGAGAGCTTCGTGCTCTGCGAAGTTTGAGTTTCGAGGAGCTGCCCTTTCGGACTCTTCTAGTCTTACGCTACCAGCGGCTGATTACAGCTTTCCAGAGACCCAAAAAGGGCTGTCTCTATAGAGGAGACAGCCCTAAATATGTTACGGAGTCAACCGTAGATAACTACAAAGCGTATTTTTTCTGGTAAAGCGCGGTACGCTGCTTCAGAAGGTCTTCACGTTTGAGTTTGTCCGCGATGGAGAGACCTCCTGGATCAGACATGATGACCTCGCTGTGCTGCATATCGAAGTCCTTAATCTGGGCTTGAATACCTGCAACAGTGTCCCCGCTGAAACCTCCGCCATTTCCACCTGATACCATTCCAGCATCTTGAACCAGTGGTGCAAGGGTATGGAACAGCTTCATGATTCCAGGATGGTTCTCCACGATAGGAGACCATTGGACGAGGTCACGTAGCTCAGGCACCTTATCGGCCAGAATCTCGAAAGCTTCATTGGCCGACTTATGGTTGAGCTCGTAGTTGTCTGCCCACTCGTTCTGGAGCTGTCGCTGCTGCGCGGTGACAGACTCCTTGATCTGGCCTTCCAGATCGCCGCTGGCACCGACGGTCTTGCCCGCCCACAGTTCACCAAGCTTATTGGCCTGCTGTGTTGAAAGGTTCAGCTGGTCGGCTACGGAGCGTAGCTCAGTGACGTCTGTCTCCGAGAGCTTATGTGCCACTGTCTCCTCCCCTTGGGCTACGTCATAAGACTCAGCAAAGGTATATGCGTCAGCGGTCTCTGGGCGGACATTTGAGTAGAAGTTCGTCCAGTCCTCATCACCCCAGTTCTCATTAGGTGCTTCGAGGCGTTTCTTACCGAGAGCGGACTGCGCGTTGAGCGTCTGGTCCACCAGTGAACTGAAGTTCTTGGTGTCTCTGAAGATGCCAAGCTCCCGTTGCTCCTCGGGCAGCGATCCGACGAATGCCTTGAAGGTATCCTCGGAACCGAAGTCCATTGTTCCAGTGGGCGAAGCTGGAGCGGAAGCGGGGGTCCCCCCGCCACCGATGCCTCCAGTAGGTGCAGGTTCTCCTCCGCCTTCCTCTTCGCGTAAAATTGTATGTGGTCGTAGTAGCATGTTATTGGTCCT